CCATTTTGCGGCGGGGGATTTCTCCAATCCATCCCGGCTTTATTTCAGCGTCCAGCTTGATCCGGAGAATTGGACTGGGGGGACGAGTGGAAATATTGATATCTCTCCCAATGATGGGGATATGATCACGGGGATTATGTCTCAAGCGATTGAAGACAAGATGTTCATCTAGCCAGCCTTGGATGGGGAGGGTGAGCGCACTCTCACGGAAATCTCCAAATGCTTCTACTGCCCGGAGTGTCCGAATACTCCCATCAATCCACAAGAACGCGATATCATCCCTATACCGCCAGATGCTATTTTGCCATACCGCCCCTACACCCTCCACAAATGTAATCCGCGCGAAGTCAGTATTGTTAGTCCCTGTTATGCGATGGATAGACCCCTTATGCGGGCCTTTAAACACCCATAGCTGGTCCTTATGAGACATAATCCCCGTGATCATATCCCCATCATTGGGAGAGATATCAATATTTCCACTCGTCCCCCCAGTCCAATTCTCCGGATCAAGCTGGACGCTGAAATAAAGCCGGGATGGATTGGAGAAATCCCCCGCCGCAAAATGGGAGAAATCCCCCGCCGCAAAATGGAAGTTTTTATGCTGAGTAGAGAAACTAAAATTAGGAGGACTACCAGCTAGGTTCTGGAATGTAGTTTGATCATAGCTAAAAGGCACATCGTTTACGTTATCGCTGGCGATTATAACGAGATCATCAAATGTGGCGTAGTTGGGGATAGCAGTGTTAATCAAACCAGACTTCAACTCCGTAAACGATCCATCCGCATCATCTTTGTAAATCTTAGTTCCAACATGGATAATCCGTTTTTGCGCTGGGCTCCCTCCTGTTCCCTGTCGCCAGAAATCATAAATCCCTCTCACCGCTGCTCCGCTCTCAAGCGCGCTCGAATTAAGCCGAGCCGTTCCCGGGGCTTTCCTCGGGCTCCCATCAAGGTTGAGAATGCAATCCTCCGCATTCACGAGGAATGGTAGGCGCATATTCCCCGCTTCATCAGGCACGACGAGGTTGGCGGTGGGGCCGAAGTCGGTAGCCCAACCTCCGTCGAAGTGGTGTTTTATGTGAAGTCGGCGTGAGGGCATCTATCGTAGCTCATCGAAAGCGGCACCAGTAACGAAATGCGCATGTACATTCCCACCCCAAGGCGCTCTCGCTCTCCCCCTATACCCACTCATCCGCGGACGGAGTTGGGGACGCTGCTCTGCGATATCCTGATCTCCTGTCACTCTTCGCATCAGATCCAACCACTCGGATTGAACCTCTACACTGCGCTGATCATCCTTCTTATCCCTATACCAATTCTTGAGCGCGTGCAGGACGAGCAGATGGCGGTATGGGAATGGAATAATCGGCTCATCCGTATCCGCACTAAGGCTAGTCTGGAGCGTTCCACTGCTGCTAGCCGCTAGCTGATTTGTGACGAATGCGTAGGGCAATAAACGTACAGACTCCGGGGGGCGCCAGAACCGCACGAACCGTCGCATATCCGCGCTTCCACTTGGAATCTTCTCCGTGATTGCAGCTACGCGAGGCACACCCGTTATTGCATTTCTTGGGTATCTCCGCCTAAACTCTTTCCGCGCAATAAGCTCCACATTCCCCGCGGGGCTGAATTTCTGGAAATCCATGGGGCGGAGGAAAGCGGAATTGAGAGAGTATTCGTCCTCGAAATAGGTGTACGACGCACCACTCTCCGTATCTTGGATATAAGGAAACGTGAGTGTCGCGCTCGTATCAGATGCTACTGCGCTAATCTCATACACATCCTCTCCACTGATCCTAATCTTCCCCCCCGACGCGGACATTATTCTCTCCGAAATCATTAGCGGTATTCCACTCCGTACTCGTACCAGCGATCGCAGCCGATCCTATCGTAACAGCGATCGTCCCAGTCGTATACGGAGCGTGTGTCCGCAACACGTCATTGCGTTCCGCCCATGGGAATTTCTCCCCGAACCCGATATGCATATCTTGGAGGGCGGTATTTATATATCTTTTTGCTTGATCCTGACTAGCAGTGACGCCAGTTTGAATTCTCACTCGGTTGGATAAATCCGTGAATAAATCGAGAAAGGTCTCCGGATGTGTATCAACAGCCATTACGATAACAGACAGCCAGAAAATGAGGTAACTAACTCCGTGGCTTGCCCCTCAATATCGACCGTATCAGCGCCCACGCCATCTACATTAGCCACTACTGTAGCAGTATCGCCACTATCCATATCTGCTACGACGGTTATAGTATGACCTATGACTCCAGGGAAATCAGCCGCTATATCGAATCTGCTCCCTCGATAGTTTCGGTTGCTCGTATCGATTCGTATAAGCGATAAATCTGCGGCGGTCCCTATACCAAGAAGTTGAACGACCGCTGTGAGAAGATATCTACCTGTTACGGGCGCTGTAAAAGTGTCAGCGGTAAAGTCATTGCCTTGATCGAAAACTTCGGTGTCGAAGTCGACCGTTGCTACTGTGTTGTTGCCGGTAACATCAGCGTCGGTGGCGCTATTGAAAGCGAGGAAGCACGGATTTGATATCTTTGTAACATTGCCGTCGCGGTCGATCCTCATCCGCTCAGACATCGTGGTAGAGTCGTCCGGCGTCGTCAGAAACAGCAACCTCCCCGGCATGTCTCCATCGCCCGGCGCAGCATCTACCTCTGCACGAATAGCAGCAGCATTTTCGTAAGTATTCGAATCAAATCCCTGGAACGAAACAACCCCTAAGTTGTCTCCGCTCTGAACGACCGTATCCGTACCCACAGTCGCCCCGCGTGAGCGTCGTACCTGAATACCAGAGCCAAAGCTAGCCGTAGCATTATAGCGAGTCTGCTGCATGGTTGTGGTCGTGGCCGAGATTTCCAGTGGAAAGCTAGTAGCCACCGCTCCGATTCCTACGAGTCCGGCATCCGTGATCGTGACAGTAGAAGAGTCTTGCAGCCTCCTGCCGTTAGTCCCGTCGAATCTAGCTATGGCGTTGTCAGTCGAAGACGTTGGCCCTCGAAGAGTGGCGCCCGGTCCACGGAATCCGCCCCCACCAAACTGCGCTGCGACTGCTAGACCCAAAGCGATAGCTACAAAGGGGTAGATGTACCGCTTATTCATGACTGCATCCCCAGACGCCGTATGGTCGCATCGGAATGATACTTCGGTCCCACCACACCAGGCCGATCGCTATTTTGCGTCAAAATCACTTCCCCCCGCGGGTCAGTACCGGAAAGTTCAACATAGCAACCGTTTTGAAATTTGATAGGCCCAGAAAACGACGTAAACGTACCATTAATATCCAACTCCACCACAAACGCCTGTGTCGCATCCACATTCGCCACATCCGTATCCCAAAGCCGCATGATGTTGTTCGCCTCATCTGTCAGCAGACCCGCGATATCAAGATGTCCCGGGCCTACAAATGCATGTCCGGTCTTGGTGAAGATTGGATGAACTTGATAACGTGGCTCTGGAAAAACACGAGCATCATCCTGGATGAAATTGTCGAATAGGATGGTCCCTGTAGTGGTGGATGCGTGATCTTGTACCCCCAACACCCCCTGCCCAACCGCTAACTGATCCAAAGACGCAACTTGTGTGGCCGCTACAGTGGTTACTGCTGTGGTCCCTGCCCTCGTCACGAATAGATCAATAGTGCCATCATTATTCCCGGCATTATCTATGAGAATATCCAGCTCCACAGTATACCACACGTTGCGCGAAAGCGATTCCGTCATAAACGACGTAGGGGCCAACTCGCCAATACCCAGATTAATCACATCAGTAGCGGCTACAATCCGCGCACCGAATGCTGCTTCAATCGTGTTATCAGTCTGCTGTGCCTCGAACAAACTAAACGTATCATCTGCTGTGCCTGTAAAATCGGATGAGAACCAGATATCAAACTTGACAAAACTACGGGTAGCAGCAGCTATATTGATATCCCCTTCAAGCACGAAAGCATCCGCCGTCCCTCCAGTAAGCGCCGCACGCATACAATATGCTCCGCTAAAGGGTGTGCTTACAGAGTTGGGGAATCGTGCTAGCTCCGTATAGTGTGGAAAATCCAACTGATTAGCAGTGTCAGTTTCCGAATCCCATTCTGCATTTGTGCCTTGCTCAAAATTCGCATGAAATATATATGGATGAGCCATATCTTTTATCTCCTCATAATTCTATCGTTTCATACCCTGCTTCAAAACCAGCATCGGGATTGGCAGTTAGGCGCCTCAATGTGTTAGCGGCAACAACCTCAGCAGCGCCAAAGAGCAATAGCAACATCACGCAAACCCTAACATGACGACCACTTCATTAGCTCCGGGCGCACCCGAATCCGCATCGGCTATACCAGTAGTCGCAGCAATAGTGATGGCGGTCCCGAAGGAGATACCATTGGGAATAGATAGCGTGAATCCAGCACCGTTTGTATCGCCTTGAGTCGCCAAAGGAAATGTCAGATCCGGTACAGTGGTGCCGACAGTTACGCTCGCAGCCGTGGCATTGTAAAACTTTAGAAACCGTGTGGACGAGGCGAGGTTCATGGCATGTATCCAGTAGACCTGCCCGGCTGTGCTCTTGACTTCCTCCTCTGTCTCATCCAAATCAATCGTCTTGAAGAGCGTGGTTCCGCCGCTTGTTCTAGCTCCCGATAGCCCAACATCCCCAACTAGATTCGTACCAGCCGCGATGCGCGTAACATCAACATCAAGGCCGTTAGTTGTGTCACCGCGCACCCTATCCCAAGTAGTACCATTAAACATATAGCTAGCAGCGGCGGATTTGAATTGCGATGTCGCTCCCGTAAAGGGATGAGCTAAGGTATTGCTGCTACCGTCAGAACCAGCTTGACCAGAAGCAAAAACTTGTCTTCCATTAGCGGTTACAAGAATGGTTTGGGCATTCGTCCCATCAGAACCAGCTATTAAGACTGGATTACCGGCGACCGCAGCACCGTCTGCCGCCAAACCACCTACGGCCTGCGATCCAGCAACACCACCCGTAACTACAGCTGTCCCGCCAACTTGGTTGACATTGACACTTGAATCCGCAGTGATGCCAACTGTGCCATCAACGGTGATAATACCCCCGCCATCATCCACCGAGACAACACCTGTGGAATCGTTGGCGATTGTGACCCGAAGTGCGTTGGCCTCAGCCCCACCACCTGCCGCCACAACCGTTGTGCTCGCCGCTGTGCCATCAACTAACTTAACTAACTGGTGATGGTCGCCAGCAATATCTTCGGTTGCTATGACAGGTGTTGCCGTGCCAGTGCCGGTTGCCGGTATCGTGACTGCCATTTACGTTCCTACACCTAATAGCGCCAAACCAGATGGAACACCTGCTGCTACCAACCCGAACTCTACCACCTCGAACGTCGTAACGCCGTCCGGCGTCGTGTTTGTCGCTCGCGTTCCCGTCATCGTCGTATCGGCCGTGAATTTCATTATGGCGTGGTCACCTCCGGGGTTTTCGCTGAATTGACCAGCAGAACTCATCTTGCCTTGATAACCACCAGCAACAACTATGGCCTTGGTTTGGTTGATTTCGTTGATGGTCACCGCCTCTGTTAGACTATTGCCCCAATCACACTCTGCTTGTTCAACGCTAAATTCCGACCCCCCGGCAGAAACGACCTGAGTCTCGACTACGGCAGCGGCGCCGACTGCGTGGTCTGCCGTGTCGTCGCCAAAGTCGTTAAAGGCGCGTCGAGCCCGAATGGTCGTGGTATCCTTAATATCCGCGACCACACAACCCTCCGAATCATCATCAGACGAAAAGGAGTTGTCGTCGGTAGAGATCATAAATGTTGATGCAAGGGTCACGGCCGAGATCGTCGCCTCTGTCAACTCGTCGGTCGATGCCATCGAAATCTGCGTATGAATGACAGAGAAATCTGTCCCAGATGTATCCACGACGAAATAGCGCCCACTGACATTGCTACTGGAACCTATGCGCGAGAAGCCCAATTCAGTGCTGGAATTGAAGACTACTTTAATATTTGCATGATTCCAGTCGTCCAGCGTTGATGTCTGTCCGTAGGAAATTATGACAAATGCTTTTGTTGTTGTGACAGATGTAATTGCTTCCGTAGTGGAGGAAGCGCCCGTCATGGTAAACGTGCCCTGTTGAACAGATATGTTCCCGGTGGTATCGAACTCCACGACAAAAACACCCACGATTACGACCCCGGTGCCGTTGTCCCTTTTGGCCGTGACCTTGGGACCAGACTCGAAATAGACCTCCGCTGCCCGCCGGTTTATGGGGTCGCTAACAGAACTATCGAGATTAATGGTATAGAACGGTGCGCAATTAGCGATAGTCTGGCTTTTGGTTAGGTTGACGGAAGTAGCCGTAGCATCACTCAGTGTGATCTCGACGTATTCGACAGACTTGACGAAATCCGCCATCAGGTAAATGTCCAAACTTCTTCATGTGGGGGTGAAGCGTTTGTTCTGATACGAATGCGAAGATCACCCGTAGCCTCTTGATAAACCGCGTCAACAATAGACTTCTGGTTCATGTCGGGAGTGACGGTGAAATCGGTCAGAGTAGGCCATGTGCTAGCCCTGCGAAGCTTGTTGACGCTGACGACAGGCGACTGCCAAAACTCGCCTGACAAGGTGTGACTCACCTCATCAATGATCCTCGTCCCCGCGTCTACATCAATCTGCTGGGCAGCCATCTGAGATGATGGGATTCCGGACTCTAGCACAGAGAGCGTAAACACCACGTCCGCCGTAGAGGGGTCCGTACTCGTTGCGCGTACGATGATATCATGACTTTGATTCGTAGCTAAGACTAGTAGCGTGTCGTTATATGCAGCCACTACGCCCGAGCTAGAAGTCACGACGCCTAAACTAGAATCGATCTGGAAGCGACCACCAGCATCATCCACTAGGCTGTAAGATATGGCCATGAACTACTCCAAGGTCACGTTGTTTGTCGATAGCGCCTCATTATGGGGTGGTGTGGAAATTAAAAGCGTGTCGCCAGAAGCCATCAGCTTCGCGCAGCCTCTTCCGTACGGCGTGCTTTGGCCTCGACGTCATCATGCATGGCAATAACTCGTTGGTGTTCAGCCTTGGCCTCCGCTATTAGTATGTCAGCTTCCCTCATCTTTTCGCTCTCAACCTGTTCTCGTTGGCCCAGTTTAATCTCACGCGCATCTTGGTCGTTATTTCTTCTTAGCCACCCTCTCTCCTTCTCCACATCAAAAGCCTTAGCATGACTCCGAACTGTATCCGCATCCAGCTTCGCAGCCTCTTTCATCTCCTTAGATGCTTCTACCGCGTTCTCCAACTCCTCACGCGCCTTTCCCCGATCCTCCTGCGCCGCTGTGAGCGCCACTGTAAGCTTCTTTGCTTCTACAACCTGTGCTACAGCTTGTACATGTCGCTTAGTGGCCTTATCGCTCTCCTCTGTTGCAAGTGCCAATTCCGCGAGACGCTCTTTTACAGCCTCAGGATTGGTTATAAAAGCAAGCATACTCTCAAACGTGGTATCCTTGGAGCGCTTATGCTTACTGAATTCCATATACGCCTCCTACGCCGCGATCGAGGAAGTGGCTTTCACTTTCCTACCCCGAAGTTTTAGCGCTTCTGCTTTATCTTCAACTGGCGACAGTTTCTCCTCTTCAGTCGAACCCCTAACCAGCGCCAGAATCTTCTCCCTCGTCTCGTTATCCAACACGGCCATCTGAGCATGGAGCCCCGGATCAAGTGCCTTTAACAGTTTACTCTCACTATCACTCATAATCACAGCCGGTGTGATGGGGCCAGGTGGGAGATTGTATAGCTTACCGGGGATCTGAGCATTATCCATACTCAACTCCTGCGCCCCACCTACAGGCCGGAAGCGTTCCATATTCGCCGCATCGGGATCGTTATTCCCCGCGTTCAGCCTCAGCTTGATATGTTTCCACTCCTGGATCTTCTGCTGATTTCTCTTCTCCCAATTCATATGCTTGCTAACAGCACCCGGAGGATTTTTCCTCATCTCCGCTTGGGTAGGCATACCTTCTTTAAGCTCTTCCTCAAGATCCTTCGCGCGCCTAACCTGCCAATCAACCTCGCTCCCCTCGAACATATGGGGGGCTTGCTCGTACATAGTTCGCTTGAGGGCGTTAAGCTGCTTCCTAGCCATACCTGGATCTTGCAACGAGGGCTGCGTCAGTTGCCCCTCAAGCCGCTGTATCTCCGCCTCGGTCGCATCTACCTGATTAGGGCGCATTAGGTTTGGGATTTTATCCACATCTACTCTCCATTAAATCGTATTAAGCGACTCTCACCGTCGCAGCGTCATTCGCAACATAGGTCATCACCCAGTCAACGTCACCCGTGCTGATCGCACTACCGTCAACCTGAATGGTCCCAGTTGGCACGAACCATTGCGTCGGCTTATCGGTGCCGTCCGCCGCATCATCTAGCGGCAGAAAGACGAGCCCAGCGGTAACGGGTGTCAAAACTCCACCTTCTCCGAGGAAATGGTACACTGTCCCTACCGCATCACCATTCGTCTCAACTGCTGTGCTCATAGCTACGGTAGCCGATGGTGAAGTAACAAGACATTCGAGTGTCTGGGTTGTGGCTTGAGCCTGGATGGCTGTAACCACAGTCCCGACCACGCTTAGAACATGAATTGTTCCGCCGGTAACTGTAAATAGCGCAACTGGAGTAGTGTTTACGCCGACAGCGTGCGCTACGATGGTGCGTACCATCGATGCATCCGACCCACCGATCCCCACAGCCTCGTCCCTCTGGAACGTGTTGCCGAGAATGAAACACCCATCGGCGACGATGGACAACTCCGCGGAAGCTACGGCGCAGGATATATCATTATTGCGAATGACGCCGATGGTACCGGTTAGGAGTTCGATTGCCGGCTGTGCGTTCAAGCCACCCGCTAGCGGATCGCCATTCCACATCAGGTTGTTTTCGATGATAACCTTCTGCGATAGCGTTGTGTCACCACGGATACACGCGGTTGAATAGTCACCAACGAAGGTGTTGTTTCGGATTGTGATCCCAATCACAGCGCCGTTCAACTCAATCGCAGCCACAGCAGCTTGAGCATCTGCGCTGAACACATTACCCTCGATCACACCCTCATCCGCACCCGCCTCCACGATTATCATGTCTGCAAATTCATCGGTGGAAGTCTCGGGATCGCCAAAGCGGCAATTGCGGATCGTGAAGCGATCGCCTGCCGCTTCAACGTTAATCGCATTAACCACCGCGTTTGTAGATGGGCGCATACGCAGGTTCTCTAGCGTCACGTTCGCCGCACCGATCACGAACTCACCTGCGGTGTTATCGTAGTCGAAGGTGGGGACATCCGTACCCGTACCTACACCGAGGACCGTCACACCTGCAACGTCAATATCCGCAGAGTCTAAAGCGCTAAAATTCTCATTATGCCCCGGCATGGCCACAATATAATCAGCATTATTCGCCGTACACTGCCCGACCGCGAAATCGACCGTGCTAAATGGTTTAGTCGGAGACGTACCGTGTGCGGTATCATCAGCACCCGTACCCGCTGCCGCTCCACTATCTACAAAGAAAACATTGCCTGTGGTGAAAATCGGGCCAGAGCCCAGAAGCGGTACGCCAAAACTAGTCACGCCATTTGGAAAATTTGTTAAACCCATAATCTAAACTCCAATACAGGAACGCTATCGCGCCATGAGGAATCAAACCTCATCTTACCCATTAAAGACCAATATCCTTCGTATGCTGCTTAATCTTCGGAAACCCAAGCCTCCGGGGCACACTCGCCTTACCCGGAACGCCGGGCCAATTCGCGCTTTTCATATTGAGGGTGGGAGATGCAGGCGCAGTTCGTTTTGGGATTGGACCCGCTTTTCCATCCACTCCATCCAAATTACCGTGAAATTTATTAGCCATCATTTAGCTCTCTTCTTAAACGCCCGCGGATTAGCCTTTTTCCGCGCCATAGGGTTAGCCCTCGCCAATCCCGTGAGAGCAGGCTTACCCCGCTTAGGCTTCGCTCTCTTATGTGCTGCTGGATGTAATGCCATTACTTCTTTCGCTTTCTAAATGGAGTTCTACCCTTCCTCCTAGGTTTTGGATTAGGAGAAAATGGGCTTTTCCGTTTCTTTTTTGGAAACCCAAACAATCCTCTAAGTCTCTCTTGTAAACTTTGGTGCTTTGGCTCATCTTCCCTATGACGATGTAGTTTCCTTTTGCGAGAAACCGCCACTAGCTAACCTGATGCCCCATCGTCCAGCGCCAATCCGTATGCGCCAATGCATACCGCACATACCCCCTCCACTTTGCGATCAGCGTATCAATATCCTCCGCCATCGCAAATTCCATTGGGATACGATCGGTCCAGAACACCATATCCGTTCGCAGGCCGGAGTCGGAGAGCCACCAGTTATTCACATCGAGAAGGTAGTTCCACTCCTTGATCGTATAAACGCCATTATGAACATTCCGGTTGTTATTAGCCGTATCCAGCTTGCCCATTGAGCTAACGATCTCAAAGGCTTCCTCAAACAAGTCCGGGGGGATCGCGATCTCATTTGGCACAACGTTGATCCGCTCTGCCTGATCGCCTCGGAAACCCCTCATCTGAATTCGCGCAGTTGAGACCGCGGTTGCGGAGAGTGCAGCCGTACCGAGATTGTCAAACCCCGTAGCGGTAGACGCGCCCGAGTTTGTAGTGTGGCTATTAGAGCAAAGCGGCACACCCTCGCTATTAACATAAAAGAGCGTATCAACACTGAACGCATTATTGAACAGTCTCGCCCCATGCGTTTCTCTCGTTCGCGCTCCACTCGTCGCTAGACTCTTCGGGCGTTGATCCATGATATTATACTGATCATCATCAAACAACTTCCTCTCCACCTGAATACCATTCGTCCATTCAAGCGGAGTTGCAGTCGTATCAAACCCCTGAGCCGAAGTCTGGTAATCAACCGTGCCTGTAAACTGTGTCCAATCTGGCAGCGTTCCCACCTGGCTCCATCTCATATCCTCTCGGTTATTCGTTGGAACGAAGGTGAAAAACTCACCCAGCATCGAATCTAGCTGCGGGTAAGTCTCGAAAAAGATTTTCTGGAATCTCGGATCCAGCAAATCCCCAAAGTTGGTTGAAATATGTGGTGTTGGCATCTTAAATAATCCTTCCTAAAATTACGTGGCCTGACCTAGCTTCGGGTCATCCCATAGCCAATATACGAAACTCTTGAGCGTGCCTTCGCTAGAGATATCTAGCAGATCGGTGTCAATAACCTTCACAGCACCCCCCGTACCCACCGCGATCGAGGCGTCTACCTCATCTAAGTTCGTGGTAAGCTGGAGCACCATCGCGTCGGTCCAAGTCCAATGTGCGGAGCGGAGGAAGATATCCCCAACCGCAATGGCATTATCGAAGGGCACATTGATAGTAGCTGTCGTACCACTCGTAGCGGTAATCTTCCGCTTCTGCGCTACATTCGAGCCACTAAAGCCCCAAGCCACGCCTTCATCGAATTCCGGGGAATTCCATGCCGTACCCGTCTCAATCGTAATACCACCAGCATTTGCAACCGTGACTGTCTGCTGCGCGAGCGCCGTACCCGCAGTAGCGCCACCACTCAATCTCCCCTTTACAATCGCATCGGGGTTGATGATGACACTCACTAACCGTTCCGCGCTATTCGCACCCGTACCTTGTGTGGTGCTAAATGTAGCGGTATCAAGTGTCACACCTACCACATCTGCGAATGTGCCAGTGCTAACCAGCGCAATCCCCGGATCATTCGCCGCAACGTCCGTAGCCGGCACGCCAGCGGTAGCGAAATCCTCCTGAACCTGGATTCTCTTAATCACGGGAGTTCCACCCCCAAGCAATCCTGAAATAATCATCCTAAATCACCTTTCAAAAATAATTGCCCTTGACAAAACGTTCCACAGCCATCGCAGTTTGCCATCACGAACCTCTGCCCCGGCCATAGCTCTCTAGGCGCGTATCCCGCCCGTCTCCAATTCCACTTTCGCGAACATCTATCGCAAAGCGTGATCGCCTTCCCAAGCGCAGAGAGATCACTAACATGACCCCCCGCTAGGCGCCCGGAAGGCGGGCCTCCTGCCACACCCGCCGCGACAGACGCTCCCAACCTGCGTAGGAGATTCACGCTGCTTCACGCTTCCAACTACGCTCTTTCCAAACGGCATCCCAATCCTTATACGCCCCTACACGGATGCCATTCTCGTAAAACGCTCTCTCCCTCACCGTCAACTCCTTGCCCTTATCAAGCTTCTGCCCACCACTGTCACCGCCTGCACCTCCAGTTTCCATATGTGTGTCGTGCTGCGCGGGCTTAGTGGTTTGCATCTGCTCAACAGGGCCATACAGCCCTCTCAAGACCGCTAGGAGCGTAGTATCATTATCCGCCATTCCCAAGTTGTTAACATAATGCGCATACTCCCCAAACACCTTCACATTCGCTGGAGAGCCCTCTTTAACAATCTCCGGATTAGCCACCTCATATTCCGAGATCGCACCGCGGCGAGCCGTCTGTTGGGATTGCACGGTAATCCCCGCGGCGATCTGCTCATCTATATGCGTCTCTTGCTGGCGATCCCAGATCGCATCGGCGGATGGCTGATCAATCTCTCCAGCCTCAACCGAAGCCGCCAACTCTTGACGCGAATATGACTTCTCCTTCAATTTCTTCGTTTCGAGGGCGGTGACTTTCTCGTTCAGAGCGTGAACTCGCCCTAACACATCGTCCAGCCGCCCCCGTGGAACCCACGAGCCATCGGCAGGTGGGGTGAAATTGGTGTTATCGGAAGGATGATCTCCGGAGGAAGCGTCAGAACTGCCGCTCTGCTCACCCCCTGCATTATCGTCCTGCATCCGCTATACTCCTCAGATTGGCTCTGGATAGCCCCCGCTGACGAGACGGGGTTACGTCATATGACAGTCTGCTATATAGCAGAACATTACGTGAATGTCAAGGGTACAGATTGGGAACATTTTGGGCAGGAAAAAGCCCCGCTTTTACACGGGGCTTCGCATTATGTAGAAGTCAGTTGATTGCTAGATGGGGCATCACCGCCTAAGCTGATCTATTTTCCACGTTAGCACATCGTGAGCCATAGCGTAGTATTCATCTTTTATCAAATCCACTGTGACTCCCCAATCATCCCATCGTCCCCAATAATCTGGTTCTTCGCTTTTCATACACCAATCCTTATGCGCTTCATAGAGTGCTTTAGCGCAGGCTTCTGGGGCTTTTTTTCTCATTCCTCCTCATCCTTCATCATATCCACCTTCAACTCCCTCGCCATCTTCCCCGCCTCGATGATCGCTTTTGGAAGTTCCAACGCCCACTCAAGTGTTCTTTGCTGCCCAGTATTGAACGCCGCGGCGAGTTTTGCCTTCATCACATCATCAACATTCACCACATCAAGCCGGAAGATGTATTCGGTATTCTTAATAAGCTCCTCGGTAACTCGCTCTCCTGCTGCTTGTACGTAAGTCAGATACTTATCCCATGTTGGGATGGAGGTTAGAGCCTTCATATCCAAAGAGGCTTGAAGGGCGATGTTGAGCTTCGCGACTTGCGCTTTTTTATCCTCTACGGATAGCTTACCCGTCTCTGCCTCAACCCGCTTCTTGTGTTCATCGAATGTTTCTGGCATCAAACTTCTCCGGCTTCAAGTTGCGGCTCATCCGATAAGAGTAACCTACAATATCCTCTATACGTAATTGGAGGTGGGCTTACACTACTAATTTCCGATTGAGATAGTTCTGGCTTAATCCTAAAGTAAACTCTAAACTGACTCTTATCCTTCCCATCAGTTACCCTATGTTCGTACATGTTGAAGGATAGTTCAAACATTCTCCATACGCTAGAAGGAGAACTAAGGCCAGTCATAAGATGCGGATAATAGACTGAGTTTGGAGCTGAGAACATAAAAGTATTCTCCGGGAAATGGTAACGATATGGGTCCAAAAGCTCCACATACTCCTCTCCTGTAACCGCATATATATTGTAAGTAGTTGGGCCTTCTCGATATTTACCTACAATCCAGTCGTATGCGTCAATCTCACTTTCAATCACGATAGGCTTAGAAGATTTGGGGATCTTAGCGTAGGCCATTAGAGGCAAACTGCCAATAGCCGCCATTAGTCCACCTGTCAACACTTTACGTCTGTTCATCATCAAGCTCCTCTATTAGCCCCACCACCTGCTCCGGGCAGCGTCTCATCCACAAGCTGGTTATCCCCTACTGGTGCCGCTTCGGGTAGTGGTCCACCAACAGGGGGTCTACCTTCTGGCCCACCTCCCTGTCCCTGTTGTCCCTCTCCCGCTGCCGCACCTAGAGCCTGCTGTTGCTGCTCAACCTTCATCAATCCCTCAAGCATTTGCACCCACTCCGCGAACGCCTCCACGCCTTCCTCTTCTAAGAACCCAAACTCCTCACTCTCCGCGAACGCCATGATCTTCTGTAGATGCATCTGCGCTCCCTCAATCGGCAGCCCATTCGGCACCTTCCCTATCATAATATCCCCCATCGCCTCTTCCGCGGTGATGAATGGCATACCAAGCGGCGGGGTCAGATAGCGTTCGTGATCCACGCCCAGCAACTTCCCGAGATCCTGGAAGAGATTGAAGATCCCTTTTTCCGCAGTCACAATCCCACTCTGTAACCCAATCGGACTGATGTAAAGCTCCGTGAGGGCTTGAAGCGCCTCTAGTTGCGTATCCCTGCTCGTATTAAACGCATTCGCCTCAAACTCGAACTCAAACACCGTATCGATATCATCCTTCTCAATCGTCTTGTACGGATCGTCATTCGGATTTAGCGGTGTCGTAATCCTAATCTGCTTTTCCGCGGGCATAAAGTGCCGGTTAAGCTCATGCATGATTGACCAAATCTGTGCTAGCCCGTGGAAGAAGCGCCGGAGTATGCGCTCGGGGCGGGAATCCCCTTGCCCACCAATCATCGCAATTCCCCTTGCGGTTCGTAGTGCGCTAGCCTGCCCCTGTGGCACTCTTCCAAGCTGGAGATCCCCGATCATAGAAAGCCGCTGATCTTCCCTATCAAGCAGTGAGAATACATTAAACGCAAAAGCGTGCCCCTGATTGGGAAGCGCGGGGAAGCTGATATCATTCCGCGGGTCGGATAGCGGATAACCCTCTCCCGGCCACAACCGAATAACCTCCTGCTTCATACTAGACGTGGGGCGATAGAAGAAGAACGGGGAAAGCTGTAGCGTACCAAGATCCATCGCCTGATCTAGCACAACCTTCTTCACATCATGGAGGGCTTCACTGAACTCCAACGAGCCTATCCCCGTTCTCTGCCCTCGTACGGGGAAGAACTGCTCTTCCGCAAACGGTCGAGCTACTTTGGAGTGCGGAAATGCCTCACTCAGTCGTCTCTGCCTCAACACAACATCAAACTGCGGTAGCACCCAATACACAACATCCTCAACCGGTCCACCCTCGCGTAATGGCATCATATCGAATACAAGATGGCGCTCTACCTGCTTATGCTCCACCGGATCGGGCATCCGCGAATCCAAATCCTCCCCTGCCATAGTAGCGCGCTGACTTGCCTCTTTAGAGTACTCTACATCTTTCCCCAACCCTGCACGAATAGTGTCAACCTGCTCCGCGGAGAGCAGATCGTAAAACTTATCCCTCTTGAGCCTCAAAATCTCCCCGAACTCAGGCCGATCAACCACCACCACATGCGCTGCGCCTTTGGGGTTGGATGGGCTAGGTGGTTGCAAATTCGCCACACCAGGGGGATGCAGAATATCCTCCCGATCCTTAACCATAATCTTCGGGCCATCGAATACGACCACCTGGCGTGTGATAGCCATCTCCACAGGTGCGCCTTCGCTATCCGCATAGAACGCTACACGAATAAGATCCTCATCCGGCAGCGTCACTTTGAAATCCCACGCCTCTAACGGATCAACGCCACCTCTTCTGCTCGCTTGTATCGCAACCGCATCTGGGTATCGCGTCTCCAACACGCGCTTGAAAAACACCCCCGGCATCTCTTCATCTGGTAGCGGAGGCGCAATCCTCAACTCCGTAGCTTGCTTCTTATCCCTAACCCACGGGATGAACGCGGTGAAATGCCCATCATTAACAAATGCATCAATCAATTCCGCGAGCCAGACCTCCCCATTCTCCACATAGGCTTGATAGTCCAACACCGCATTAACGGTATCCTCTTTCTCTTTATCCTTCTCGCCTGTGGCTTTCGCTATGATCGTAGGGCGACGGGCTAGTGCGGCGTTGTAGAGCGTATCCTGTATCCGCAAGCTCTTACTCGCCAGATCAGGGAGAGCCACATTAGACGACTCATCCCACACTGCACCCGTGCGCGCTCCCGTCCACTGCCGGAACTTCGCATACCGTTGTGTGCGCGCCCACATATCGCTCGTGCGCGAACTCTCATCATCCTCCACAAACCTCTTCGCTCGCGCAACTAGGACTTCCTTATCAAGCCCCAACCTACGCCGTCTAAATCTCTCAGCCATTTTCTATATACCTAACTTCCGGTTCTCTATACATAATATCCAAAATGAAATTATCGCTTAATTGCCCTGTAATCCAATTGTTATGTGAGAGATCGCTTTGTGTCATCCACGCCTTGCATTCCCATGCCCAGATGATATCCAGCAGCTTCCCCTCTCCTATCCAATCTCCCTTTAAGCATTTAGCACAGATAGACACATCCATCATAGACTCATCAGCGAGTATGACTGTTACGAGATAGCCATCCATAGCAATATGTACTTCTATTCCGCAACACTTACAACACCCTACGCGATCATCAGACATGGGTTTTGGGGTTCCAACCTTCGTTTTCAGCACTAGCAAACGCCTCGTCTTTCTCAACTTGTGTCAATTGAGCGGGCATCTTACTAGCCTCATCCTCACTATCCGGCAACAGCCCCTCCGGATAAAGATCCAAAAACTTCTGCCTCGCCTCATACCTCTTCGTGCGAAACACCTTCCTCGCTTCCGCCGCAGCACTCAGCACAGCTTTGGAATACTCATCCACAGCTTTGCTAGCCGCTTCGCTATACACCCTCGTCTTCCCCCAACCCGCATAGCAAACCTCATCTGGCTTGAGAATTGTCTTGCGGTCCGCATCGCATACGAATACTTTAGCCATCATCTAGCCCTCGTCTTGATAACCTGCCCAAAGCCCATCAACATCCTATTCCGCGGCTCCATATTCAACAAATACTTCAACAGCGTAGGATAGTCATCATCTTTCGCCTTCGGCTTCTGCTTCAAGTCGTGCATGTCTGCGTGTTTGAAGTCGTCCCAGACGTAACGGAGGAGCTGCCTAATTGTATTGGTACATCTTGGATGAATGTGTATACGTGGTTGCCGTCTATCTGGGTCAGGTTTAAGATACTCATTGAGCCTTCCCCGGCCCACGTCACTGTCATCAGCGAGATCCAAGTGCAATCCAACGACATCGAACTCATCCCTCCATGTTACTTTTCGCTTTGCCCCAGCGGGGGATTGGAGCATATTCGGATCACCAATCCGTGCCACAACACTCAACCGATGCTCCCGCTCAATCCTATCACACGCCGCCTCTACATCATCCGGATCTCCATCCACCTCCTCTTCCGCCACAACCCACAGATCATCATATCCATCCACCTGCACCCACATCATCATATGAGGCTTTCTCGGATGAGGATCGAGCAGATAAACCGTAGGAAGTCCCGCTACCACATCGAAGTCTTGTACATGATTGTAACTAACGATTTCTTTCTCTGCCCCACCACATCGCCCACATACTCCAATAACCCCCACTGCGGACATTTTACAATTGAAACACCACCGGGAATCATGCTCCGTAAATAGCGCATGAACTCGGTTGCTGAACCGAATCGGTTGTCCGCGGAGTCGTGCGGCTTTAACGATCTCGCTCCACTGGTCGGCTTGCTTTGAGATTGCTTCTTGATCAAGGTTCGGGTTATCCTCTGTCCAGAGTTCAAACCAGTCTATATCTGGGTCTTTATGAGGGCCGGGCTTCCCCTTCTCATAGAGCGTATCATACACCCAATCAACCGGGATGCCAGGTTCATCCGGCCAAGTGAACATAAGAAACATGCGCCCAGCAACACGCATAGTACGAGCCTCATTTTCTCGCCAAATCGCATAGCTGGGGAGTTCGTCGTGGAGTACGAGGTGATAATCTCCGCTGGCGAAATCTTCTGGTTCTTGACTCTTAGCCATGAACTGCCATACAGTCTCTCCAAGTACCTTCTCAGGATAATCAGGATCGTAACAGAACGTCTTGAGCGTCCGGAGTTTCTCACTCCAACTCGCGGTCCAACTACCATTCCTCAAACACCTCCTCGGAACCCAGCCCCAATGGCCTCTCTCCCCACCTGGAGTATCAATCCCACTCCACTTCCACCACATCAGCTTGGGGAGGATGATGTTGTGGAGGGTCGTGGTGAGAGATTCTACCACTACCCGAATCGCAATTGGACCTCGGAATTGAGCTTTCAAGCTCTCCCGCGTCTCCGCATCAAGCGTATCCGAAAACACCCCCGTACCGAGCATTGTGGCGTGGGCCAATGCCGTTTCTGTTTTGGAACTGCCATTTCCCCCAGCTAGACAAAGGTATCTAGCCATTGATCTATGGGCTTTAACTGATTGAGGCGAGACGGATTTGTAGTAGAGTATCTGGTTCTCTTGCCTATCTTCCTTTTGCGTCTCTAGGAGTCGTGTGGCTACGCCACACAGTTGCGCGTCCGTCATCTTATGGAGGGCATCGCCGGTCTTTTCTAGCACATCGGCGAGAGTGGGGATTTCAAGAGCGACGCTAGCTTGGCTCACCAATCTCATCCTTCATCGCATTTGCGTCTCTTCTACGTAGATCATCAACTCTTTGTAAACGTCCCTTATGCGCGGTTCCCTCTCCCGTGGGCGTCACGTCGATAATATCTCCTCTATCCTCAAACACCAACCCGCGTCGGGTGGCCTCTTTGATTAGCATTGGGACAAGTGAGTTAAGCTGCCCCCGCTCCTCGATACTCAAGATGTGTGTAGGCTCCCCCCTCAACAACTGCCGCTTCTCCAGAAAGATCCCCACAATGATCGCTATATCCTTCGCACTCGACGCCGCTAGCGAATAGTCATCCAAATACATCAACGCCCGATATATCCGATCATCCAGAAGCTCCTGGAACTCCTTAGTCTTGACCCTCCTAAGTTCTTGATGGGCGGGTTGGTGTTGACTACGTGCGCGCAGCAGCATACGCTCAACTACCGCGCCCTTCAACCCAGCTTCCTCAAGCGTCTTACGCAGCGGGATCATCACCTCCGTATCGATATCAAGCACCTGAGCAAGCTCAGACTCATGCCCCTCGTCGCTCTTGGCTAAGGTTTTGGGCTTGGCCATCTTGCTCGCTCAGGCACCAAAAAGGATTATAATTACGACGCTCAACAATCCTCCAATAAGGATACCGGATATCAGTCCGTGGATGTAATCACTCATCATCATTCATCGTTTCTCAATTACCTATAAGGGTTTTCATTTCACTCGTATACGCGAAACAGGGTTCTCCAACCTTAACTCCATATGGCCCAACCCAGGAGTTTTCACAGTCCTCTTGTGTAGCTTTACGTTCTACTCCAAGCCCATATGTTATAAGTAGTTCTTCAAGATTATCATAGCCTATGTCTCTATGCTCAGAGTTATCAAATTTTAGCAGTAGAGCGCGTAGAAAGCCATCTTTATTCATCATCATTCTCCAGTAACAACGTCTGAGAATTACACTTCACCCTAAATCTCTCCGCAGCATTCGGATCAACCTCAACCAACCTCACCCACGTAGAGGCGGGCAATCTACACGGTGCAGTGCTATCCCACGTCTCGGCGATCAGCCCCTTCAACCCCCGATCAGCTATAGGTTGGGCTGCGGCTAAGACTGCATCTCGCGTTGTGCTAACCTCCGCACAGCCCATGAGAAGAAGTACCGCCAAAGGCGCTAGCGCGCCCCTCATTTGGTAGTCTCTTTTCCAGATGCCTCATCTAGATAACTGTCTCTGTTAGCTAGCATCTCCGCCAACTCTTTCTTTGTGCATTTCATATACATAGCCAACATCTCCTCGCGCGACTGCTTTATGATTCTCATCATTTAACAGCGACTCGCGCCGTCCACAGGCCCAAACCAGCAGTCAGCATAGGCAATTGCTCGTAGAGCGCCGTGAGCGTGATATCCCCAACCGCATAAGACACTACAGCTTCAGCAATCAAGATCCCTCCTAGCAGATAAGTCCGATAGCCTTTCAGAAATCCGCCTGAAAGCAGATATCCAAGCGTATTCATCCCCAAAATCCTTCCATCAGGTTATAGAATACAGGTTGATAGCCGGTCCCACCAGATGGGTCATCAGGACGAATACCATCATCATTTCCGCCAGATAGCAGATATCCAAGTGTATTCACCAGCTTATACCTCTCGTTTTCAGATCTTCTTCAGCTTCTACTAAGTCCTGCTTTGCCTTTTCGTAGCTTTCTTTCATGTTGTCGGCAAGAGCTTTTATTCTCTCTGTAGAAGCAGGACTCGAATTAAATGTACGATTGAAGTTTCCATACGACTCTATCCTCTCAAGACAGATTTCTCGATATTCTAGGAGCATTTTCATCACGTCATCCATGGCATCCATACCTTTTGCATTCCACCGCGGACTTAATCACACTCACACTTTCTCCTCAAATACAAGGTTTAATTTTGGAAAGCGGAAGCGCCTAGGATCACTCAGAACGCTTAAAATGGCTCTCAGATCCCTTTTAGCATACATCTCATCCCCGCCAATTCACACCTTTACGGAATTCCAGCATTTATGATGCACTTTTCGACACGTGCTATCGTTTTTCGACGCGATCTCGCCCTTTATAATTTCCCGTGTGGGATAAGGTTCCATAAGCCCCAAGCCCCCTCCAGGGGTGTGCCGATACTGCTTTCCCATGCCGCATATGGGGAGGGGAGGATGTTATATATCAAACCGTTATATAGCGTGCTGGCATATATCGTCCCGCTAAGGCGCTAGCGCGCCGAACATATCGTGAACACCCGCCCAGGCGTGCCCCAAGCGCGCTAGAAGGGGCAGGATAGCTGACCTACCCTCGCCCGTGCGCTCCGATGCGGCTTAAACTACACTAAAACTAGTGTGATTAAGTCCGCGGTGGAATGCAAAAGGTATGGATGCCATGGATGACGTGATGAAAATGCTCCTAGAATATCGAGAAATCTGTCTTGAGAGGATAGAGTCGTATGGAAACTTCAATCGTACATTTAATTCGAGTCCTGC